TTATGAGCCGATAAGCCAATCACTTTCAGGCTTAGCGATGAGACGAGCGTTGTTGTAAGCCATATCCAGCGTCAAACAGGTGTGCCCTGTGTAGACACCATTACGCGCACCAACTGCGAGCGATAAGTCAACCTTTTTAGGATCGCCCAAGCTAATAGGGAGCAAGAACTGAATGCGTCCGTGATAATACTGAGGCACAGCCGCCTTATAGTTTTCTTTTACGCGAATTTTTGCGTAATCCAATGCGGCCCGGAACAACATGGGGAGATTGCTCATATCCCTATACTGCTCTGGAATACGCTTGCGATTCCTTTCGTCTTCTAAAATGTGGTCTATATTGATACGCATTTCGAGACGGGTGTCAAACATCAAATCTGAAATGCTGTCAAAATAGCTTGCCCGTTCCGGCAATGGGGAGATCTGACTAAGCTCTGCTGCGGATTCCTTATAAAATCCTCGGAGCTTCCATTTCGCCCGACGTTCAGTGTCGTTTCTGTCAAACAGAACAAAGATTGGTTCAAAATTCGGTGTGAATAGACCTGTATTGAAGCACATCTCCGTGTCCGTTTCGTATATGTAATTGCGCTCAGGGTTAGCTTTTTGCTGCGCCCGGAGACGATTAAACGTATGGTAAACGTAATTTTCTAAGATGATGTTTTTCCGCGTACCGGGTGTTTCAGCGTAGTTCCAACGTTCCGGACGCGCCATATCGGCCAATTCCTGAACGGAGTTGCCGAAATTCCCAAGATACGCATATTTTCTGAGAGTGGGGACTGAGTAATTAGTCATAAAAGGCTCCTTCCTATAAGGAATACGCCATTTTTATTCCCTGAAAGCTTGACATTTAATGAAACCTCTAGTATAATGTCAACAGGAAACGTTGTAGGCCGCTATTCCGCTAATGTTTTAATGCTTACAGTAAATAGGCTAATGCCAGATACAGAGAGACGCCGCAACGTGCAAGTTGGAACGGTGTCTCTCTCTTTTTAAAGGTTTCAACAAATATTATACCATATCTTCTTGTTTTTTACAACCCCCAACAAAAAATCCCCCTGCACCAGCCTTTTTACGGGTCATGGTACAGGGGGATTATCATTTTACGCTGACTTTGCGCTGACTCAGCCCAGATTCAGCGTATTCTGGGCAGCGGCCTGATTGGCGGCGACGTGGTTGGCGTCGATCTGGGCCTCAATACGATTTTCGAGGTACTGGGTCGTATCGCCGAAGTTGCTCTTGATGTAGTCCTGCGCGTCGTTGCTCATGCTTTTCAGGGCAGCAGACACGGCCCGCATCAGTGCTTCCTTCTGCTCCGCCTCATTGAACGTCCCGGCGGCTTTGAGGTCGTTGACGTATCTCTGGTTCATCGCGGCCACGGCATTGGCAACGGCATCGCCGATTTCCTGGACGAGCCGCTGCGCCTTGATGTTCTGAGTCTGGGCGTTGATTGCATCAACGGCAACTGGCAATGCCTTTCTGGATGCAGGCGGTCACGATGGGAACGCAGACCAGCAGGGCGACGTACAGCAGGCTTCTCGTAAACTCATTCATATTCGGTTACTCCTTTCATTCAGTGAACCTGATTCTTCAGGCTGTTCATCCGCTTATCACCTTCGATGGCGGCGGCGGTAAAACTGTTGTTCTTCCACCATGCGGCCAGCGCAGCACCGACGGTAAACCCAGTAGAGATCATCTGCTCAAGCTGGGCATTGTCGATGGGCAGCAAAGGCTTACCCGCTGCGCTGAGCAGCTGATTTGCCAGGGCGAGGCCCAGCACAGCAGTGCGGGTCAAAGTACCGGTGGAGATTTTCTTTTTCATGTCAGTCCTTGCCTTTCTCGGGCGTCTCGGCCCGCTGTTTGAGGATGTCGATGGCCTTGGTGATTGCTGCGGGGATGGGCAGTCCCATCAGGCCAGCGTTCTCGACGATGGAGATGGCCTCGTTGGCCGAAAAGCCGATGATCGCCGCGTCGCGGACGAAGCTGCCGCCGATGACAGCATCAAGCTGGCAGGCCACCAGCACGATGAGCAGCGTCTCGCCCTTGCGGATGAGGCCCTTCCAGCCAGCCTTGCTTTCCAGCGCGCCGGTCTTGGTCTTGGGGCTGGCGTGGAACACGCCTGCCACCACCAGACCGGTGATGTAGTCGATGGCCATAAAGATGACCAGCGTCTGCAAGGCGGTGTCCCAGCCACCGAACAGCGAGGCAATGACACCGCCGATGATGCCGATCGCGGTGCAAATGGTATCCTTCATTTTCTTCACTCCTTACAGTGTCCACCGGCTCTTATTCGCCCGGGTATCGATATGCACCCAGCCGGTCTTGCGGGTGGGGTGCTTTGCATCCTTCGGGTACCGCCCGATGCCGCCCCGGGAGGGCAGCAGGGTCTCGGCGTAGGCGGCCACAGTGGCCACGTCCACGCCCTCAACGTAGAAGTCCGCTGCCCGACCCAGCAGGTGCTGGCTCGACTTGCTGCCGCCCACGGCGGCATTGTGGACGGCGGTGCGGTAGCCGCTGGTGATGTGTACCGGCTTGCCGAAGTGCTCCCGGATGCACTGCAAGAGCACCACAAGCTCGTCGTCCAGTTTGACGGTGTCAGAGCCGGTGCAGCCAAACTCCCGCACCTTGAAGCTGGGCGAGAGCTGGCGGGCGCCGTCTTTGCGCAGGGTATATTCACGGATGGACATTCTAAATCCTTTCTATATTTGTTGACAACGTATTGAAATTGTGCTACTCTGTATTCAGAAGGAGCGTGATACTATGGCACAGACCACTGTAAGCATCCGCATGGATAACGATCTGAAAAACAGTTTCGACCACATCTGCAACGATCTGGGGATGTCTATGTCCACCGCCGTTACTATGCTGGCTAAAAAGATGACCCGGGAGCAGCGCCTGCCTTTCGAACTTTCGGTAGACCCGTTCTATTCGGAGCAGAATCAGGCCCGCCTGCGTAAGTCCATCGCGGAGATGGAGGCTACCGGCGGCACCATCCACGAGGTCAAGCTCGATGATTAAGGCGTGGACAGAAGAAGCATGGGAAGATTTTGAATACTGGACCACCCAGGACCGCAGGATGCTCAAGCGGATCCTACAGCTTCTGAAGGACATCGACCGCAACGGCTATAAGGGCATCGGCAAACCCGAGCGCCTCAGCGGCGATTTGGCCAGCTATTGGAGCCGCCGCATCGACGATGCCAACCGGATCGTCTACCGCATTGATGGCAGCGTGGTCAAGATCGTCCAGTGCGGCTCCCACTACAGGGACAAATAACCCCTCCTGCAGCCCCCACTCGGGGGCTGCTTTTTGTTTTGTCAGTAGTAGTGGTAGCCCTCGACGTTGAAGGTGCTGAAAAGATAGTATCCAGGATGTCCATAGCTGATCTTCCCGTTCGAGGCAAAAGTCACTGTTGCGTAGACGGGCGAAGCGTCAGAGCTGCTAGAGGAGCTACCGCTCATGACGGTCGTGGTGCCCGTGCAGCCTCGTGCAATCCGGACGTCCTTATAGTCCGTCTCACGCTGCTTGACGATAATGTAGTCCACTCCATCCGGCGCAGTAACGCTCGAACTTCCGAACTGGCCCATCGCCGCGCTCCACACCACCTTGCCGTTGGGGTAAGTAGCCTGCTTGAGCATCTTCTCCACCTCAGCACGGGTATAGGGGATAATGCTGACACTTCCCAACGCCATCCTCAGGCCCCCCCTTTCGGCGGAGGCGGTCTCTGTGTCTGCCCCGGCAGCGCCGGGGGCGGCAGCGGCGGTCTCGGTGTCCGTGCTCCTGTCGGCCACGCCCCACTCCTCCCGCAGGGCGGAGAGGGCGGCGGCTTTGTCGGGGGCCGTGTCGGCCAACAAGGAGAGCAGCAGGGCCTTGGCGTTGTCACTCAGGCCCTCGCCGGGGTCGCCCTTGGGCAGGGTCAGGCTGAGCTTGCCGCCCCGGATGCGGGCCGCCGGGGCGTCGCCGGTGGTCACGGTGCCGATGCCCTCCACGGCTGCGGCGCAGGCGGCGGCGATGCCGTCCTCCATCCGGTTGAGCACGTCGGGCAGGCTGACTTTCATGCCGGTGACGAAATGCTGTTTCACATACTTCATGGTGTACCTCCGTTACAAAATCGTGTCATCCAAAGCGGCGTCGCCCAGGGTGTCCTCTCCGGTGTCAGCGGTCGAGGCCGAGGGTCCCAGCAGCTCCACCTGCATCTGGATGCCGCCTTCGGGGACGTTCTCGGCCCAAAACGTGATGCTGCCGTCCTTGGTCTCGCAGACACCTGCAAGCCCCGCCGCCACCGCCACGGTGAAGGTCTCCGGGGTGGGTACGGCGGAGGGGACGTTTGCCTCTCTCGCTGCCCGCAGCTCTGCTGTCTGCTTGTAGGCGTAGCCGGGTACGTCGGTGCAGTTGGCCCAGCCGTCTGCCGTCAGGGTCACCGGCCAGATGCCCAGATAGCCGCCGGTGTAACTGGCCAGCAGCTTGTCGCAAAGCTCGGCGGTCTCTTTGGCCTTGGCCAGCGCCTGCCGGCCCAGCTCGTCCATGGGGATGCCGGTGACGCCGTCCCTCATGAGGCCGCAGAGGGCTTCGTCGGTGCGGGTGTCGGTGAGGTCGGCGGTGGTCACTTCGGCACTTCCGGCAGGAATCCTGATTTGACACAGACATAACTCGTAGAGGTAATGTGTCCGGACAATCTCGGGCGGGGAAGGTTCCTGTTCCGGGGTACCCTGTTTCAGCTTCAGCACGCTCCGGTTGTTGTTTGCGTCGAACTGTAAAACGACCCGGTCGATGCGGGGGAGCATATCGTCCGCATCTGGCACCGTCAGCGTGCCGCTCTCCCGGGCGCAGACAGAAACACCCTTGAAGTCATCGTAGTTGACCCACGCAAGGCCGGGGGAGACGGTGACTTCCCGGGTTCCGGTGACAGTCACAGCAAAATTACTCTCTCTGGAGTAGACGCCGGAGGTGCGGGTACACAGGTAGGTGGCTACATCTTCCGCGTCATAGGTCACTCCGTTGAGGGGATAGGTGATGATTTTCATTGTTTCCTCCTGATGATGGGTGTGCCGATCTCCGTGGTGACGCTGTTCTCGCCCTGCTGGGAGGTCAGCGTGATGGACGTGATGCGGGCGGCGGCGCGGATGTCGGTACCTGGAAGGCTGGCGGCCACCACCTTGCCCACGGTGATGTCACCTGTGGGGGTGAAGCGGAAGTTTTCCAGCCGGGCGTGCTTGGCCAGCTCCTGCGTACCCAGCGCCTTCAGGCCGGCCAGATACTCGGCCTGCGTCTGGCCGCTGCTCCTTTTCCGGCTGGCCGCGTCCACAACCAGCTCGCGTCTTGCATAGCCCTCGGTGTCATCGGCCCCCACGGTCACGGTCGCCTCGCCGCCCACCACTGTGACCACGTTCTTGTAGTCGGCAACACTCTCGGTGTAGGTCAGGTCGGTCAGGTTGCCGTACTGGGGCGCATAGCGGGCGTTCCGGTCCAGCAGGGGAAGATACAGCTCAAACAGCAGCTTCTTTTCTGCCGCATCGAACCTCAGCCGGAAACCAAGGTCCATCTCCTGACAGACCTGCTCGATGATCTCCAGCAGGCTCCCGGGGCCGACCTCGCCGCTGTAGGTGTCAGGCAGAGTCGCCAGATCACCCAGCCCCAGATGGGGCCACGGCTTCATCTCCGTCACCAGCTGGCGCAGGGTAGTCTCCACGGCAAAGCCTTTCAGGGTCTTGGTGCAGACACGCTCGTCGAGGATGTAAGCCGCGTCCCGGGTCGAGAGTACGAGGCGGTGGTCCGCCGTCTGGGCGGAGATGATGCGCATGATGTGCTCGCTGCCTGCCAGCCAGAGGAACCGGTCGGGGCGGCAGAGGGCCTGCAGGCTGGTGGAGGCGTGGAGTTCCAGCTGTGCGCCTTCCACGTTGCTGTACACGTTGTACCGCTCCGGCCAGACCAGCGACACCCAGCTCTCGATACGGCCCAGCAGCCGAAAATCGAGGTCGTACACATAGAGGCACTTGGGGCCTCTGGTCGTGAGAACAGATGCTTTTGCGCTGCTCATGGGTCCACCTCCGCCACAAGGGATGCATAGGCCGCGCCATAGCTCAGGGTCAGATAGAGATTATCCACCCCTCTGTCGGCGGTGCGTTCCCAGCGCTGGGAGCCATGGCGCAGCGTCCAGAGAGTGCTGCTCTCGTCCAGCAGTTCCATGGCGTTATAAGAGGCATCGTCGATGGTCTGCTCAATGCGCACCTGCCCCGCTTCCCGCCAGAACCGGATGCGGTCGCCCTCCTGCATCTCGGTCACAAAGCGCAGATATTCACCGGTGGCTACATCCTTCACGCCGGGGTTGGTTAAGTCGCCTTGGGCGGTGAGAGTCAGCACATAGTCCTGCGTATCCAGACCGTTGTTGTAAAAGCGTAAGTTATCCGTGTTGAGCCGCAGACCGTACTGATGGCTGCTGTAGCAGGCCGGGAGCCGGAAGGTGGGCGTGACCTGAAAATGGGTGACGCTGCTCTGGCTGACGGCGTGCCAGTAGGGATTCGGGCAGAACAGCTGAAAGCTGAAGGTGGGCCAGAGGGTGGCGGCGCTGATGGCGGGGCAGCGCTGCACCTCGGCGTCACAGTAATACTTCCCGTCCACGGTCAGCCGCCCGGTCACGCCGGGGGCAAAGATGTCCCGGAGCTGCCGCTTGCGGCGGGCCGTGTCGCGCAGGATGCGCCCGGTGATGGTGCGGGAGACGCCGGAGATGCTGCGGCTCTCCACGGTGGCTCCCACCTGCTGATAGCCCTGACTGGTCTCCAGCTCCACCGGCAGGTCGCCGATGGGGTCGATGCTGTAGAGCACGCCCGCCTTGTAGCCCATGGGGAAACTCTGGCCGCCGCTGGCCGTAAAGACTGCATCAAACACCGGCAAGCACCGCCCTTTCCTGTTCGTGTCGTGCTTCGCGCATCAGGTCGGCTGCCGTCTGCGCCTTGCTGTAGATATACTGGTTGATCTCGTAGGAGGGGCGGGGCCTGCGCTCCGGGCGGGCCGACTCCTTCTCGTATTCCCAGAGGGAGCGGTTGGTGTCGGTGATAGTGTTGCTGCCGGAAGCGCTGCTGACCGAGGACGTTTTGCCGGAGGATTTGCCGCCGAACGACCTGGCCAGCAGGGCCGCGATGCCCGCAATGGCCGCCACGATGGCGATACCACCGGCGATGGTCGGGAACTGGCTCAGCAGTCCGCCGGAGAGGCCGGTGCTGATGGCGGTGGCGGCGGACAGGGGAGCCTTGAGGCTGCCGAACGCGGTGACAAGGCTGCTGCCCAGCTGACCGGCCAGAGAGACCACATCGCCGAAGCCGCCGGTGATACCGTTGCAGATGTTCTGTCCGATGCTGACAGCGCCCTGTGCAAGGTCGACGGCGGCATTGCCCAGAGCGCCGTTCAGGCCGTCCACCATCTGCATGGCAAAATCCCATATCTGCTGCTTCTGGTTAGCGGTCAGGCCGCTGTAGAGGGTGGATGCCACCCACTTGCCGATACCCAGCCAGTCGCCGGATTTGACGGCGTTCCACAGGGTGTCTACCGTGCCGAGGATACCCTCGTTGGCGCGGTCTTGAATCTCTTTCCAAAGGCCGTCTAAGGTCTTGGCAGAGCTGTCCTTGATGCTCTCGGCCACCTGCTCAGTGCCGTCGGCGGCAATGGTCTTGACGGTCTCCACCGTGCGGAGCGCTCCGTCGATGACCTTGTCCTGCGTCTGGGTGATAACGCGCTGCTGCTCGGTGGTGCCGTCCGCGAGGGTCTTGGTCACGGTCTGGGTGGTGGTCTTGACCCCGTCCGCGAGGGCTGTGGTGGTGGCCGTCACGGTGTTCACCACGTCTCGCACGGTCTCCATGGTCTGGTTGACCGTCCGCTTGCCGTCCGCCGCGATGGTCTCGACGGTCTTGACGTCCTTGAGGACACCGTCCACCATCTCGCGGCTGGTGGAGGTGATGGTCTGCTTCTGCTGGGTGGTGCCGTTGGACAGCTCTTCGTTGATGGTCTGGATGGTGCGCTTGGTGTTCCCGACGACCTCATAGGCCGTGTCGCTGTAGGAGTTCACCACCGAGGCGGCAGTCTTTGCGGCAGAGCCGGCCTTTTGGGCGGCAGCAGCCGCAGCGTCGCCGGACTTGGTGTAGGCCGGGATGGTGTCCTCGACCTGCTTTGCGAGGTTCTGCATCCTGAATGCATTGACCTCGGCCTTATCCACCACATCGTCGCTGAGGGACCAGTCGGTGTCAGGCTGTGCAGCGGTCTTAGCGACCTGAATGCCTGCAGTGGCGATGGTCGCCGCCGTGCCGGTGCCGTTCAGGCCGCTGATAAAGCTTTGGATGAGGTCCTTGCCCCACTGCACAGCCTGAGAAGGAAGATTTTTGATCCATGCGACGGCGTTGGAAAAGCCGCCCTTGAATGCGTTGAGCAGCTCGCTGCCCATGCTCTTGACCCCGTTGCCGAGGCCTTTCAGAATGTTTGCACCGAGGTTCAGCCAGTTAAAGGCCGAGATGACGGCGACGATGGCCTCCACGATTTTTCCCGCATTCTGGATGATGAGGGGAATGCTCTGGACAAGCCCCTTGCCCAGCGTCACGATCAGGCCGACCGCTCCCGCCAGAATCTTGGGGGCGTTGTCATTGATAAGGCCCGCGATGTTGATGACAATATCCGGGATATAGGCGAACAGTTCCGGCAGACCATCGACCAGTCCGTTTGCGATGCTGAGGATGAGGTCGATACCCGCCGAAACAAAGTTGCCGAAGTTTTCCCGCAGCTCATCCGTGAAGGACAGGACGGCGGGCAGGGCAGAGGCCAGAAACTCCGGGATGCCCTGCGCAAAGCCGGATGTGAAGTTCTGCAACAGCTCCGTGCCGGTCTGTAAGATGGCCGGGGCCAGCGTGGCGATGGTTTCGGGGATGCCGCTGACCACATTGGCCACCAGCGGGAGCAGGTTATCCACAAGATAGGTGCGTGCCGTCTCGGTGAGGGCTTCCAGCGAGGGCTGCAAGTCCTCTCCCAGCGCCAGATTACCCAGCACGTTCTGGAACGCTGCCCCCATCGACGCAAAGGAGCCGGAGAGGGTGGTGGTGGCTTCCTTGGCCGTGGTGCCGGTGATGTCCAGCTCTGTCTGGATGATGTGGATGGCACTGTACATATCCGCCAGATTGCCGAGGTCGTAGTGGACACCTGAGACCTTCTCCGCGTCCTTCAACAGCCGCTGCATCTCGGCCTGTGTGCCGCCGTAGCCAAGCTTGAGGTTGTCCAGCATGGTGTAATTCTGCTTTGCAAATCCATGATAGGCATTCTGGATGTCCTGCATCGAGGTACCCATCTTGTTTGCATTGTCAGACATATCCACCATCGCCATGTTGGCCAGCTGGGCGGCGGCGTCCGTGTTTTTGCTGACGCTGGAAAGCAGGCTGGCGGCAAAGCTGGTGGTGGTCTCCATGTAGTCGTTGGCCGACAGACCGGCGGTCTTGTAAGCCTGCGCGGCATAGGTCTTGACCTTATCGGCACTGTCCTTGAACAGCGTCTCCACGCCGCCAAGGCTCTGCTGTAACGCACCGCCCGCGTTGACGGAGTCGGATATTACCTTGCCGATGGCGGCAGCACCCAGTACGATCTTGATGGTGCTTACCAGCTTGCCGGTGAAGAGCTGTCCCGCCGTTTCACCGGCGCGGGAGCTTTCGCCGCCCAGCTCTTCGGTCAGCTTGCCTTGGATGCCCTTCGCCGAGGGTACAATCTGGACATACGCCTTGCCCAGTTCGATGCCGGATGCCATTTATCCACCCCCTTTCATGAAAGCAGCCCGAGCGGACTCGAAGTCCTCCGGGCTGTCGAAACTCTTTACGTCGCCCCGGTCGTCGTCCCCGATTTGAGTCAGAGCGTCGAGGATGGAGCGGGGCGGGCTGACGCCGGGCTGGCCGATGAGCCGCCATTCGATGCGGTGCAGCGCGTCCACCTCGGAGGCCGCCAGCATGACGGCGGTGGGCAGCTGCTGCCCGGCAAGGCGCATCCGGCATCGGCTCTCCTCCGGCAGGCCCGCAGCCAGCGTGGCGGCCAGCCGCACCGGCAGACCGCGCCAGTTCAGCACATGATAATACTGGGCGAAATCGCAGATGAGCGCGTCCTCGTCCGCTGCGATCAGTTCGGAGAGGACATAGAGTTTTTTCCTGCGCTGAAGGAGCCGACCAGCTCACTGAAGGCGTTGCTCAGGGCCTCGACGGGTACCCGCCCATCCTCGGTGCAGCAGTGGTCATAGAGCTTTTTGGTGTTGGCCTTCCCCATCAGCAGACGGATGGCCCGACCCAGAGACAGGATATTCGAGTCCTGCATCTCGGCCATAGCGTCCAGAAGCTCCACGTTGTCCAGTGCGTTCTCGTCCAGTTCGACGGCAAAGCCGTCCTTGGTGCTTGCAGTGATCATAAAGCGTCCTCCTTATCCCTTTGCGGGTGCAATGATGTATTCGCGGTGGGTATCGCCGTTCTCGTCCGGCACAGCGGTCAGGGTGGTGTTGTAGCCCACAGCGCCATTGGAATAGGTGATGTCGCCCACGGCGGTGACGGCCGCGTCCGGGATGACGATGCGCTTGAGCACGCCGTTCTTCATCACCATGTCGATGACCCAGCAACAGTCGGCCTGTTCCTCGCTGTTGGCCTTGACGGTGATGCCGGTCTCCAGATCGCCGGTGACGTTGTCGTCGCCGTAGACTGCTTTCAGGACGGCCACGTTCAGGGCTTCCAGCAGGGTGAAAGCGAAGGTGTCCGGCTTCTCGGTCTGCTGGGTCAGCACGGTGTCGCCGCCCCATGCGGTCGTGTTCTCACTGGAAGGAGAATTGGAGTTGGTCAGGCCGTCGCCGGAGATGTAGCCCAGACTCTCGAACGCCTTGTCCAGCTCCGTTTTGGCGTCGGTGGGCAGGGGAGTCCCCAGCGGGGCGCGGTGTACTGCGCCGCCCACCTTGGGCTTTGCGGCAGTGACAAGCTTTGCATTTGCTTTTGTCATAATAGTTCCTTTCTGATTCAGTGCCATAATAGCTCCTTTCTGATTCAGTAATGCACCAGCTCAAAAACTGCCTGATAGCGGGGCAGCTTCCGGGTGGTGTCGGGAAAATCGTAGTCGGTGACGAGGTCGCAGCGGACCACCTCGGGCAGGCTGTCCGCGTCCAGCATGGCCTGCACCACTTGGTGGCTGAGCTGTGCGGCGTTGTATTTGGTTTTGCCATAGGACTGGACAGCCAGCGTGGCGCGGAAAACACTGTCCTCACAGCCGGAGCCGGTCTTGTCCAGCACACAAAAATTGCCGGAGGGATTCTCCGGCACGGACATACAACAGGGAAATCCATTTTCCCGCAGATAGTTCTGGATGCTTTCTTCGATCATATCATTTCAGCGCCTTCAGAATAGAGTTGGTGTCGGCATTTTCCTTGCGGGCGGCGGGGCTTTCGGCGCTCACCTTAGCCACCACGCGGGTGCCGGCTTTATAGTAGCTTGCCTTGTACCCCTCGCCAAGGCGGTTCTGTGCCGCAAAGGCGATGCCGGTCAGGGCGTTCTCCATCTCCGGGCTTTGCAGCAGCTGCCGCACGCCTGCGCGGTTCAGCCTGATGGTCACCTTACTCATAGCGCTCCACCTGCACTTTCTTGTTCCAGCGCAGCGGGATCATACTTTCGATGCCCTGCACCGTTCCGACAAAGGTGCGGAAGGTCTGTCCGAAAAACGCCACCCGCACATCGTCCCAGTTGTGGGTATCGCCCTTGGGGATCGCCAGCGTATAGGCGATGCGCCGCCCGGTCAGCTGCAATTCGGTGGTGATCTCCTCGGCCGTGGGCTGCCCCACCAGCACGTTGTGCACGGTGACGGGGTTTTCGGCGTAGATGAGGTCGTGGAAGCCGTCCTCGCCGGTCTTGGTCTTTTCGTACAGGATGATGTCGATCCCCTTCAGCATAAGTCCTCCAGCGGGCTGTGCGCGCCCACGCGGCTGCCCACGCCCAGCAGCTTCTTTTCCAGTTTGGAGAGATACAGCTCGCCGGCAGAGCCGCCGCTCATGGTCCAGCTCTGGCTGTAACCCAGCGCCGTGGCGGTGCCCTGTGTTGCGCCCATGGGGAAGGTGACGGCATCTGCACTGTCCGTGTCCCCCAGCTGGCGGCGCACCATCCGGCAGGATACCAGCCGCTTGCGGTCAGCGTCGGCATCGGCGTTGTAGGTGTCGATGATAAGCGCCGCCTCGCTCAGCAGGGCGGTGCAGCGGCTGCGCTCCTCATCCGACAGGACGCGGAAGCCCGCCTCCACGTCCTGCAGTTCTGCGTAGCTCATGGCGGCACCTCATCAGGTGGCGGTCTCGGTGCGCTTGATGTACAGGGTCTGGGGCTTGGAGATCTTCAGACCATACACCTTGCGGCCCTGCACAGCGGATGCACCGATGTACTTGCCAGAGCCGGCCAGATCCTGCAGGTGCACAGCGGTCTGCCACTCCATTACGCGGTGGCACCAGTTGGGGTGACCGGCAATGAACTCGGTGGTGGTCTTTTTGCTGCTGACGCGGGTGGTGGACTCGTAGTCCATGTTGTTGCTCTCGAACACATTGAAGCCCGCAATGCGGCCAACAACGCCCTGCTGCACGATTTCCTGAGACAGGTCGCCCTGCTTGATGAAGTGTTCGTCCAGCATCAGAACCTCCAGATACTCCGGAGATGCAATGAGGAAGCGGCCCTCGTTGGGTACGCCCTTGCGGCCCAGCACCCGCTTGGCTTCCAGGGCCAGCTTGTAGGCGTTGGCCTCGGTGGCAGCGGCCTTGGTGGCGCTGATGGTGGCGCCGGCTGCGCTCTCCAGCGCGTTGATGGACTTCTTGTCGATGGACAGTGCCAGAGAGTAACCGGCGCTGTCCAGACGCTCTGCCACAATGTCATCGGGCACGCTGTCGGCATCGTAGCCGTCGATCAGCTCGTTGACCGCCTCGTCGTGGTCGATGTTCAGATCCAGATAGGTGGTGGTGCCCACGTCGGCAGCAACGCCGTTGGCCTTGTCGTACTCCTTGACGGCCACCTCGGTGTCGCGCACCGGGATCTTGACCTTGCCGGAAGTGGGGTCGCCCTCGTAACGGCTGTTGAAGATGAGATTGCTGCGGGTCACAAGCTGGTTGCGCAGCTTTACGTCCACATAGGATGCCCAACGCTCCTGATTTGCATGTGCCATAAAAATACCTCGCTTTCTCCGTGCGGCTGCACGGGTCAGATTTTCAGATTCGGGTTCAGTTTGCTGAAGGCAGCCAGAACGCCGTCCGGCTGGCTGGGGCCATGGTTCGGAGCACCGCCATCTTTTACGTTGGGATACCCGGCGGGCTGGGTATCGCCGAACGCCCACGGGTTTGCCTTGACTGCATTCTCCAGCGCCTTGTCGATGTCGGTGGTGCGGTCTTTGGAGCCTTTCAGGGCATCCAGATCCAGCAGGGCGCGCACAGCGTTAACGCTGCGCCCCTTCTTGCCGAGGATGGCGGTGTTCAGGGCGTTGTCAAAGGCAAAACCATCGGCCTGCGCCTGCATATCCGCCTGCAGCTTGGTCACCTGCGCCTGCAGCCCGGCAACGTCCACACCGTCAAAGGCCTTCAGGCCGTCCTGTGCGGTCTTGAGCTGTGCCTGTGCACTGGTCAGCTGGGTCTGTAAGGCTGCGGCTGCGTTTTTCTCCCGGGTGATGTCGCTGCCGTTCTCCTGCATGATCCAGTTCAGCTGCTCCTCGGTAATGCCGGGGATCTTGTTCTTTACGTCTTCGCGTTTCATGGTGGAAACTCCTTTCTGCTTGTAAAACCTCGGTTTGGTGACGCAGTTCTCCGTCTGCGTCCGGTTGTGGGCAGGGTACGCACTGCCCGCTGCGATGGTGCCCGTTCCGTCCTCATGCGGGCAAAATGGGCAAAAGAAAACCACGGTGCGGTTTGCATCGTGGTCAGAATATGAAGGTCATTCAATGCCGGGAGGGAGTTTCCCGATTCCTTTCAAAGCATTATATGCGGCGCGAGAGGCAAGCTGGGCGGGCGGTGCAGGGCTGTCCAGCATATCACACATCTCGTCGTATTTGTGATCGATCGGATGTTCAAGAAGCCATTTCTGCATTTCGGCAATACGTTCCGGTGTAAGCCAACTACTCATAGAATTTCACTCCATTCTTTTGAAGTTCTCTGATTGCTTGCCAGACAAGTTTTTCAGCCTGTTCAAGAAGCTGCTCGTCGGGCAGTTCTGCACGAGGGATATTTTTCAGCCTGTCTATTTCAGCGCTCAACTGCCAAACAATACCGTTTGCCTCATTTGAATTGTACTCGGAACTTTTTTCAACTGCAAAAATATGGCCGTTATGCCCTATTGCAGTCATAAGCTTTAAGCTTTCGTTGTCCACGAAACTTAACAGATCACCGGGAGAGAAAACACCACACGCCGGATGCGTATGTATGATGGCATAGGGCACATTAAAGTTGGGCAGCTTGACAGAGTGCCCCTCTGCGCTGCCGACGACATCCTGCGTCAACGGCTTCATGTTCAGGTCGAACGCCTTGCCGACTTCAACACCGGGCGGCTGTTTTGCCGCAGTCATGAGCAGTCGTTTGTGGGCGTTTTGAAGTTGTTGCTGCTTTGCACCGTCCAGAGTTTCGCAGTTGAACGACTTGACATTGCTGATTGACTGCATTGTAACAGGTTTTGGCTCCATGTTCAAGCTCGAATAAACAGAGGAGTTTTTCCTTGCCGCATACGCCGCCCGCTTCCGGGCGTTGATGGCATCCTTCCGGGCGGCATAGTCGATGCGGCGCATGGCGTTCACATCGTTGCCGGCTGCCCGGTACTGCCGGAGGTACTTCTCCGGGTCGTAGCCTGCCACGCCGGTGCGGTGGTCGAACCGCACCGCAAATTCACAGTCGCAGTTGGAATGGATGTGCTCCGCGTGCCCGCCCTTCAGCAGCTTTTGGCTGGCTCTCTGCCAGCCGCGGGATGCCAGCGTAATGCAGAAGGGGCAGGTGTCGCCGTGAGGCACCCATGCCCACTCGGCACCGTCCCGCACCGCATTGTGCAGGGTGGTGTCTGCGCCCGCGCGCTTGACAAGGCGGCTCACGCCGCTGGGCAGGTTGGAGGGGTTCTGGTCTTTTGTGGCGCGCACCATGCGGGCAACCTCGCCGTAGCTGGCAGTGGCGGCAGGCTCTGCTGCGGGCAGCAGCACGCCCTCGGCCTCGGCCAGTGCGTCATACATCTGGCAGGCAAGCGCCGCGCTGCCCTCGCCGTACCGGGTGGTAACGGCGTAGGCGTAGGAGATCAGCGCCTCGGTATCGTCCGTGCCGTGCAGCCGGATGTACTCCCGCATTTTCTGCCCGGCAACCTCGTTCAGCCGGGAGAGCCGGGCAATGTAATTATTCCACGTCCGTATCGTTATCTGCATCGTCCATCTCCATCAGCAGCGCCTGCCCGCGCGCCCGCTGCTCCTGTGCCCGGATGCGCCGGATATTTGCCTGATCGAAGCCGATCATCTCCAGAAAGGTGTCGGTGCCGGCAAACTCCCGCCGGGCAGTTGCGATCTTGATGGCAGCATCCGCAGTCACCGCCACGCTGGGCATGGCGGGGTTTTTGAAGTGTGCCATCACGTTGCGCTCGTCCTCGGTCAGCTCGGTCAGAGATACGTTCCGGGCAATGGCTTGCGCCATACAGGCGATGGTGTGCAGTGCATCACCGTTGCCGGTGTTCAGCTGCTGCGCCATCAGCACCAGCGTCTGGCTTTGGGCAAGAATAGCATCGCTGCTGGTGGGGTTTGCATCGTTCACCACGCCCACGTCAGTCACGGTCAGGCCGGTGGCAGCCGCAAACTGGGTGGCGGTCATCCGCATCTTTTCCACATGGGGCTGTAAGCTGCCCTGTGCCAGCTGCCCAAAGACCGGGTTCTCGCCGGTCTCCGGGTTAGAGGTGGCGGTGATGAGCGCACCGACATACTGCTTGAATTTATCGGACGTGATGGCATCGTACTGCTCATCGGTCACGCCAAGGATGTACTTCTGGGGCGTGGTGTCAAACTCCAGCGCAATGGTGGCGTTAGCCACGGTGCGCACATAGTCGTCGATAAGGGAACGGATGGCACGCTTCAGGCGGCTGCGTCCAAAGGGCTTGTTGCTGGTGGCGTTCCAGATCAGCGGTTCCATCAGTGGACGGCCCATCCGGTGGGGCATCCGCTGCGCCGTCCAGCTGCTGCCGGTTGCACGCAGCACGATGACGTCGGTGTCGGTGTAGAAGTTGACCAGCGCAGGCCGCCAGCTGCCCTCCTGATGCTCGTCCTGTACCGTGTCGATGATGGCAAACCCGCAGTCGATGCGACCCTTCTCGCCGCTCCAAAGCGCGGAGGCGGTGGCCGGGGAGTGGAAGCGGATGCGGCAGCCGATGTCCGGATCTGCGGACAGGGTGGCGAACACGCAGCCGTATTTCAGCTGATCCCTGCAGGCTTTGGCGTAGGAGACAAGCAGCCGGTTGCCTGTCACCAGATTTTGCAGCCCGTCTAGTGCGCCGCCGTTGCTCACAAAACCATCGAACATGCTGCGGGACGCCAGCGCATCCACCGCCTTCTGTCCCCAGTTGCAGCCGACCTCCAGCTTGCTCAGCCCCTTGGGCAGCGCAATGCCAAGGTTCACGTCCTGCAAGGTGACGTGCCCCTCGTAATACTTGTCTTTGGTGGCGTTGCGGCTCTGGTGGTAGCTGTAGGCTTCGGTCAGCTCGGCAAGCTGCCGCTGCTCCTTCCCGGTCAAGCCCGGCACAGTGCCAAAAGATAGGGTAGTGGTCATGGTGCTCCTTTCATCCGATGCGCATCTTGCGGGTCGGGTCGCGTTTACAGGTCTTTACGCCCCACAGCGCCAGCGCACAGGCTTCAACCGGCAGGCTGTTGTCTCCGCCAAAGCCATACCCGCCGCCGATGGGGCGCTTGACGGCGGTGCGGGCGCTCTCGTCCAGCACGGTCTGCGGCTGATACCATGTCAGGCTGTGCTCGCTGATGCTGTTGGTAAAGCCGCCCACGGCGGCGATCACGTCCTTGGTGCCGGGGCGGATCACGGCGTTCTTTGCCCGCCACACCGCTTTGATGCGGTCTGCCAGCACGTCCACGCCGTTGCGTCCGTCAATGACCACGCAGCTTGCTTTGTCGTACCGCTGGTTCAGCCAGTCCGCCAGCCATGCCAGCCCCTGCCCGGTGGGGCGCAGGTCGATCAGGGAAACGCGGGCAGCGCCGTCCTTTGGCAGCACCGCGCCGCACAGGCAGACCGCGCTGCCGTCCGGTGCAAACTTGATGCCGTAGGCGGTTTTGCCCTCGGGCTTTTGCTCCTCGCTGGCGCAGGCTGCCCAAGCGGCGGGGTCTATGGCGTAGTCCAGCTGCTCGGTGGTTTCCGGGCTCCACCAGCCCAGACGCTCCCGGGCAAAGGTGTCCGGATCCAGCTGCTCCGCCTCGCCCTCAATGGTAGAAAGCTGGATGCGCCGCCCCAGCGCGGGGTTGGTGGCTGCCCAGAGCTCCGGGTCCTTCACGTCCCCGATCCTGTCCACCGAGAACTCGAACCATGCGGCTTTTTTGGCTTCGCCCTCCAGCGCGCGGCGGCGCAGCGCCCGGAACACGGTGCCCACGGCATCCGGTCCCGGTGGCGTGCCCACATAGATGGTCTGCGGGTTCAGGCTGGCAGAGATGGCAGGCAGGAAAGAGCCCTGCGCGGTCTCGTCCAGCTCCTGCGCCTCGTCAAAGATCAAAAGGTCGCCGTGCTGGCCGCGTCCGCCGTTGCGGGTGCGCGCCAGAAACTTGATGCGGGCACCGCTTTTCAGGATGATCTGTTCCCGCCCGAGGGCGGTGCGGATCTCCTCCACATACCGCCGCATCCGCGCACCCTCAAAGAAGGCGCGCATCTCTTCAAAGGTCTCGGTAGCGGTCTTTTGCAGGTGGGCGGTGTAGATGACCGTTTCGTTGAACAGCAGCATCCCAGCCTCGGCGCGTCCCTGCACCAGCAGGCTTTTGCCGTTCTGCCGGGGCACGCTGCCGCCTGCTGTGGGCGCTGCCCACTTGCCGGAGACGGTGCGCCCCATCCAGTCCTCCAGCACGTCGCTCTGCCACGGATCCGGGGTAGTACCGCCCGCCCGCAGGATGCGCACGGCATCGCCGCCGTCAGTGCTCCGGTACGCCGGTGCGATGCGTGCGGACGGCTCCTGGCTTCCCATCCTGCTGCCGCTGCGCGAGGATCGCGCCGATTTCGTCGTCATCGCTGGGTGCTCCCTCCATTTCCTCGATCTCCCGGATGGTGTCCCGGTACTGCTTGGCAAGCTGGGGCAAAAGCCGGGCATCCTCGCAGCTGTCGATGTTCTTTGCCAGCACCAGCGCAAGCCGCCTGAGCTGTTCCAGACGGCTGCCGGTTGCCGTGATGCTTTTCATGGTCGCCATGTCCGGATGCCCCTTTCAGATTTTCCCTGTGTGTAAATCGGCGCTGGACGGCGCGGAGGCGCCGAGGGCTGCGGGAGGGGGCCCCTCCCCACCCTACCACTCGCCGTCACTGACCTGCGGAATGCGGCGCGGTTTTGCCCCTTTTTTGCCGGTTTTCGGGCTGTTTTGCCCGGTTTTGTTGCCTTTTTGCGCGTTGCAGAAATAATGCGCCGCTTGCAGATTCGTCCAGTCCTCCGCTGCAGCCCGCGCCGAAGGGTACCCGAACTGCCGCCATTTAGAAACCGGTCGGATCTCGTCCACCACAAAGGAGAGCGGGTGCTGCGCGTCTGAAGGCTCATCGTAATGGATAGGACCGAAGCGCCCGTGACAGATGCCGCACGCACAGCCCATTGCCCGCAGCCGCTCCCGATGCTTGCGCCGCAGGTTTCCGTTGGCATAGCGCGGGTTCGTCATGGTGCAAGCCTCCTTTGGCAGCGTTGCGAGTATAGCGTGCAGACCCTCACGGCCCGCTGTACCGCAGACAGCCCCGGGGTATTTGCAGGGGGGCGGTATTTGCGGGAAGGGGGAGGGTATAAAAAGCCCCCGGGGTGTTTTGTAAGCCCCGGGGGACAAAAAAGCCGCCCCGGGGGACGGCAGAAAGATTCACAAGCTGCCCGGCGGATATGCCCATCCGGGCTGTTGGTCGGAAAAAGTATTCCCCTGTTGCAGCCGGGCAGCACAAAGCCCGCAGGGGGGAAGGGAGTAAGAAAACTTTCCTGCGGGCTTTGGCAGTTTAGATTATAGCATATTGGAACCAGTGCTTTTTAGTGCGTCATTCGATTATATCCAAAAGCCGCACGGCTCTTTTGTGCCTTCGGAGTACCCAGCTGACATCGAGAGAAAGCCGGTCAGCGATCAGCTCCCACTTGTGTCCACAGATATATCTCCGGTACAGGATGGTAAAGTCGGTTTCATCATCCAGCTGATGGAGCACAAAGATGATTTCTTTGCGAATGCGGGTACTTTCCTCACACTGGGCTTTGTAAGCGCACCGGGCTTCGTCGATGCGTTCTACGGCCCGGGGCAGTGCCTGACCGTCCCCGCCGCCGCCCGGTGCAGCGGAAAAGCGCTGGGTCATGTGAGCGGCGTCTGCTTCCAGTGTGGCCAGCTCGTCCAGCCTCAGCTGCTCGATGCGTTTGGCCGACCGGTACCGCCAGAGCCACACCTTCTTTTCTTCGTAGGTCATTCGGCTTCGCCCCCTTCCAACCGCTTCAGCAGCCCTTCCACATCATACCGCCAATGGACACGAAGCAGACGCTGATCCACCTCGATGCCGTTCAGGGCGGCCCACTGCCATGGGATACTTTTGCGGGTCTGGGTGTTCATGTACTCCAGCACAGCACTGGCCGAGATGGCGAAGGTGCGATTGACCTTACCCCGGTAATTGATGACCACATGAGCGGTCTGGCCGTGAAACTCAGCTGCATGGGCCATGTCGGTGATATGCTTGAGCTTGTGATACTTCTGCTTCTCCCGGTCGAATCGACCAAGGATCTTTTCTAGCGGGATGCTGGGGGTGTCGATGGTCTTGAGTTTGAAGTAGTGGTGCATGGGGTAGCGGTAGACGTCAAAGTCACAGATGTTGTCGATGGAAAAGCTCAGGCTCTCATTTCCGCCGTAATAAGCGGCTGCACTGTCCTTGAGCCGGTAGCACCATGCATCCTTCGGCATGGAGTTTTTCCAGTCGGCTTCAAATTGCTTTCCAGTGTTCAATCGAGTCTCCTTTCTGCGGAGGTTCTCCAGTGCCCGGCCGACCGTCGGGTCGGGGTAGTATTCAGGATTCCGATACATCGAGTCCCTCCTTTTTTGTCAATCGTCTGCGCCGGGCGGCATCCTTCAGGAAATCATTCCCGCTTGGCTCGGTACGGTCAACCCGGAGATTCCGTCCGCTGCTGATGGGGTGAAGCCTGCGGTACTCTTCCACAGACCTGCACCCCTGCGCCTTGGTCTCTTCCAGTGCTTTACGGACATACACCCAGCTGTAGGCACCGAGGTCGGCACACCTGCTGATGATGGCCAGCACCAGCTCTTCTCCCAGCCGGTCAGCATATCCGGTCAGTTGGGCTTTCCCTTGGGTGCTCAGCTTGCAGATACGCTGCTCGAACTCCATGACTACGGGGGATGTCGTCTTCGTCGGAGTCGGCTCGGGCGTCGCGCACGCAGACGACGACTGTCTTGTTTTCTTTGTTATCTTTGTTAAGTCTTGGTTAGGAGTTGGTTGATTGCTGGTTGATTGCTTGGTTGAGCCAATAATTTCAGTGTAATTATTTATCGTGATAACGCTGTATCTTGGCCCTGTTTTGCTGGTTATACAGTTGGTTGACTGCAAATGCATAAGTGCCGTCCGAACGGATTGTTCAGACATTCTGAGCTGTTTTGCCAGCTTTGCGCGGCTCGTGACCAGCTCACCGGGGTGGATGGTGATGCCCTGCCACTGCTTTTCCTGCCAGTTTGAGGTGAGCAGCAGGTGGATGAACAGCCGGGTAGTGTTGGGCTCCGAATACCATTCCCAGTCGGTCAGGCCGCGCGGGATGGCAACGAAGCCGCGAGAAGGGTCAATGCCCACGGCCTGACCTCCTTTCGAATGGAACGCCCGTATCGCCAGATAGCACAGCGGCAGCGGTTAGAAGGGGAGGTCGTCACTGTCATCAATGATGGAAAAGCCATCAGAATCGTGTGCTTCTGCGTCGGGGACAGCGACCGGCTGACCATCGGGTGATTTGCGTTCGGCGCGATAGCTCTGGCTGGCAAAACTGGTCTGTTGGGCCTGCGGAGCGCTCTGTGCGGCCTTTGCTTCCTGAACATGATTTGCTGTCTGCTGGTCAAAATCCTTCACGACAGCCCGCTCTGCGGCCTTACTGCCGCAGAAGCTCACGTTACTGGCGACGACCTCAACTTTGGTGCGGTTGTTGCCGTTCTTGTCCTGGTACGAGGTCGTCTGCAAGCTGCCTTCGATGGCGATCATGCTGCCCTTCTGGAAATACTTACAGACGAACTCGGCGGTCTGCCGCCACGCGGTGACGTCGATAAAATCGGACTTGCGCTCTTCGCCCTGCCGGGCAAAGCTGCGGTCACAGGCAATGCGGAAACTGCACACATTGATGCCGCTCGGGGTGGTCTTCAATTCCGGCTCGTAGACCAGACGGCCCATCAGCGCAACAACATTAAGCATGGGCCGCACCCTCTTCCTCGGCGTCGCCAGCGCCTACCTCGTAGTCGATGTTGGCGCCCATCAGGACCTCCGGACACTCGGCGCGGGCAAAGTAAGCGGCGGCGCGGTACTTGAGCATCATTTCGGTCATTTTGGGCCAGTAGCTGCCATTCTTGTTCCACCACCCGGCATCCTTTGCCATCTTGACCGTGACTTTCGGACCTTCGACCTTTTCGCCGGTGAGCTTGTCCACGCCGATCAGGCGGCAGCCCCAGTTGTCGGTGCCTTCTTCGCCCTCCATGCGGTAGCGGGTGCGGCCTGCAAACTGGCCGCTGTTGTCGATGAGGGCCTTGCAGCTCTTGCCGCTCCATGTGGGCATACCATGGACGACGTAAAGGTTCTGCATGACGAAAAGGTGCGAGACGCCCATGCGCAGGGCCATCTCGCAGGCGATGGCACACGCGCCGGGATTGCCAGTGTAGGTCTGAGGCAGAAAACCTTCGGGCAGCTGTGCCATCGCGGCGGCTTTGGACTTTGCAAGCATCCAGTTGCGCTCGTCAATGGTCAGGCCCTGCACCTTCTCGGCGTAGCTCTGACGGGCAGGGTTGACAGGTGCAGCAGGTGCGGGCATCTCTGCGGGCGGGGTGACATGTTGGTCAAGCATCTCGATAGGGGTCTGGTTCATTTTCTCAGGCATGGTGAATATCCTCCTCGGTAAATTTAATATCGATGATATTTGCATAACGCTTGATGGCGTCAAGCTCGGATTTGGTGCAACGGAAGACGAGCTTCCGGTCCCGGGGTTCTTCCTGGCGAGTGAAACGGGCAAAGAAATCGTCATCGTACTCGTCCGGTGTGTAACCATCGCCGTAGCCAACGCCCGGCTGCACAAGGCTGACAGTGTAGGGGTTCTGCGCTGGGCCTTTGTAGTTGTCCGGCATCCCACGAATGACAGCCTCCCGTAGCATGGTGCGGTACTCGGTCATGTAACAAAAATCTATGGATTCATACGGTTCAGGTATGATTTCTTCGCCGGCGGCGGCGTGGACGATGTCAATGAGGCACATGAGCTCACCGACCCGGCGATAAATCGAGTCGATTGTGCGGCGGGTCTCCTGACTGCCCAGCTGATGGCTGCGGGCGAAGCCGGTGAACAGAGCCACAGCATAGTTGACGTCGCTGGTGAGCTTGTTGCCGGTGCTGATGAGTCGGAACAGCACATTGTCGTTCCCGACGTACTGGAAAATGCCCTCGGCCTTGTTGGAAAGGTCTTTGATGCGGGCTCTGCGGGCAAGCTGATTACTCATCTTCTCCACCTCCGTCATATTCCGGCGGCTGACGGCAGAGCCGGGCCGCTTCCTCACGGATGCTGTTCAAGGTTTCACATAAGCTGGCAAAGGTCGTTTCCAAGTCCTCGCCGACCAGGCGGGAGTAACTGCCCTTTCCGGTGTCCCATGCACGGCGGCAGGAGAAGGCGATGCTATTGGCGTTTTCGAAATCTGCCTGTGCAGCGTCGCTGATTTTGGAGTGGAGGGCCGCTACCTGCTTTTTCAGGTCTGCGTTGTCCTTGGCCAGTTCGGCATTCCGGGCATCTGCAAGACCCCAAGCCTTTTCTGCAGCGCGACGGTCAACTTCTTCTTCGTCGATGACGCCCACGATGGGCTGGTGCTTCAGGGCCTCTTCTGCGTCGTTTGCCCGCTGCGACATCTGAGCGCACTGCTCTTGTAACCCATCAATGTCGGCGTGGGCGGCTTCCAGATGACTCTCGGCGGTTTTGGCACGGGCTTCGGCCTTGGTCTGCATCTTCCATGCTTCCTCTTCCCGGGCTTCAGCGGCGTCTAACCGACTTTTGAGCTGATTGTTCTGCTCTGTCAGACCGTTGATGTCTGAAAGAGCGGATTCATAGCGACTTTCTGCTTCCTCCCGCTTTTTCGCGTCCTTAGAGGTTTGGGCTTCGGCGCTTTTCACCAGCTCCTTGAAATAGACGTTTTCCTTGTGGGCATTTTGAGCGGACTTTTCGGCAGCATTGGCGCGCTCCTTTCTCGGCCTTGAGCTGGGCCAGCAGCTCCTGCACCCGCTGGCTGTCTCCGGCGGCGTCTACCAGCTGCCCAGCACAACCGCTGCGGGCGATGAGGTTCAAATCTTTGCGGGTCAGCTCGGGCAGCTGTTTTAATTGGTCAATCGTTGAACCATTAAAAGATTCTCCGGTCTGCACCATATTCCATGCACCCGACTTGCTCATACCCTTGCTCTCATACCACTTTGTCCATGTACCGCCGCCATACCGGCCCGCCTTGGCAGTCAGAGTGTGGATCCGGGCAAGGTAGATGCAGGAGATTAGGTATTCGTCCTGCGCCGCTCCGTAATGCAAATCAAACTGCTGATCGGCTTCGGTGGCCTGCTGGGACAGCTCCCCCAATGGAGAGAAGTCAAAGGTGGGGACAGCTGCGGATGCAAAAGAAGTCTCCGCAGGAACAACAGGGGCCGATGCGCTGCTCTGCGGGGACAGCGCGGGGGTCGAGCCGTTTGCAGCCGCCTCGCTCGCCGAGGTGGTCGGTATTGCCGCCGCCGAACTGCTGGCAGCAGGGCTTGTCATGGTCGCAGCAGCATCCGCATTCTGGGCAGGTGTACATGAGAAAATCTCCTTTGCTTTTTTGATGTCAGCAAGAATCTTTTCCATTTCCTGCTGCGGTGTCATGTCCTTGCGGCTACCATTCGGAGTAAAGAACTGATCAAGCAGCTCTCTTTTTGCGGCAACGCCTTTCAGATTCTGGGTGCAGGTGATAGTCAGGCAGTAACGGCCATCAGATCCATAGTCCGATGCACGAATATCTTTGGAAAACGAGCCAAAAATCTCTCTGTCTGGATAAGTGTCTTTGATCCAGGAGGAGACCTGAGACAGAAAGTCGAAGTCCAGACTATGCACTCGACAAGTGCATTTATCCTTGATAGAGCCAGCGAACTCTGACGCATAGGTGAGGGTCTTACTCATCCGGCATTCGTAGCCCTGAGTCTCCCGGCTGACAGTTCTAGCACTTTCATCCCATTGATAGTTTCCGTATGGCATGGCGTAGGGGCATCCCCAGCACTCATGGCCGGGTGCATAGCCGGATAGGCGGTTGCCAGTGGTACTGGCATCGGTGGATTTCTTCACTCGCCGTCCGCATTTGCAGATATAGGTGGTCATACCCGCACCTCCAACTCCTTCAGGCGGTCCAGCATCTCGGCCTGCAGGTCTTTGCTCAGGGGCTGGAAACGGTTATTCCGCCAACCGTAGCAGAGGATAGTGCCATAGATGGGCTGGCCGCGATAAGTACGGTTCAGGCCCTTGCCGTAGATGGCGTACACCAGCACCGCCGGGGTGCGGGGCAGAACTTTCTGTGCACAGGGACACTGCAAAAGTGCTTCCATGCCCTGCAGCGTGTCCGGCAGGGTGGTCACGACCGGGTCTTTGCCCGGCTCGATAAGAATACCTTTCATCTCTTGTAAAAACCTCCAAAGTGTGTTATCCTTCGGGGTGATGGGGGTTCAAACTCATCATCCCTTTGCAGGCTCGTCCGTGTTGGTAGCGCGGACGGGCTTTTTGTTTACTCGTCATGTGGCTCACTCCAGCACAAGGCTCTTGACATACGGCAGCCAGTCACGCCAGCATGGCTTGGAAAGACCGCGGTTGACAGCGTAGTAATAGGCTGCATTGCTGATTTTGGAAGAGCCTTTCAACCGCTGCTCTTTGACCATGTGGTTCACCTGATTGCGGGACAGGCCCATGCCCATCAGGAGCTTTTTCATGCGCTTCGTTTTCATGTGTCCCTCCGGTTCTGCCGGTACTCCGGCGCTTCGGTGCGGGCGTGGCGGCGGTCGATGTACTTGCGGCGCTGAGTCTCGCGCTCTGCGGCATGGTCGCCCAGCCGGGCAAAGAACAGCGCCAGCAACAGCAGCACCATCGCGGTGATGAAGTCGGTGTCGGAGATGACGCCGAGGGCTTCGATGCTGCCCGCAAAGCCCAGCGCATACAGCATCCCGACGGCACCGCTGGCAACCGCCAGCCAGTACCAGACGCCAGATTTGATTCTCATGCGGATGCCTCCTTTGCAATTTGCGGGAAGAAATACTCCCCGATTTTCTCTTGCGGGATATGGAGCACCTGACAGATAGCAGTAATTTCCCTCGGAAGCCAGCAACCGCTGTCTTCCGGCGCGTTCAGGCGCTTGCTCAGTGTACGGTCACAGATACCCGCCAACACAGCCAGCTCCTGCTGCTCCAAGCCTTCGTCTTCAATGAGGCGGCGGAGCTTGAGGTAAGGTTTCTTCATCGTGCGGCCCTCCCCTCTCACGCTGCGCCGCCGGGACGGCTGTCCATCTTCTTGAGGCTGTTGACCAGGTTGATGCTGCGGGCGGCAGTCTCCATCTGATCAAAGTCTTCCGGGGCCATGCCTGCGCACATATCGTGGAGGCGGACGAGCCGGGTTGCTTCGTCCACGGTCAAGCCGTAGGCGGCGGGGTTAAGTGCAGACTTCTTCATAAAAAATCACTCCTTTTTCTCGGTGGTGAAGATGTCGGCCATGATCTGGTCGAACGCGGGCAGGCCGTCAAGCTCTTCGGTTTCGCGGTCAGGCGGTTCCCATTCTTCGGGTGTGCGCGGGTAGTGATCCATGTGGCTCACTTCCTTTCACTCTGCACCGCCGGGCTTCTTCCGGCCAGCGCATCGGCCATGATCTCATCGAAGCCGGGCAGGCCGAACGCTACGACCTGCAGCTGGTCGATGCGGCTGTCCAGAGTGGCCTGTGTCCGCACTACCAGCTCTTCTGCCTGACGGAGATTGTCGCACATCCTGCCGTAATCGGTCTTTGCCTGCAAAAAGCGGGCCTTGTAGTTATCGCGGTGCTTGATGAACTCGTTGCGCAGATTGATGATGTCGGCCAACTCTCCCTTGGCTTTGCTCACGTTCTGGATGGCGATGTTCAGCCGGACATTGGTGGCTTCCAACTGCTCAATGTGCTGCTGGGCTTTCACGGTCTCGTACACGCCGTTCTTGCGCAGGGCCGGGAGCACCTCGCCGGTGACCCAGTGCTTGAAAGCCTTGGCCTTTGGCATCTTGCTGCTCAGGATCAGGCTGTACAGGCCGCTCTCATTGATGATGAGCATCTCCTGCTCGCCGGAGGGGGTCTCCGTTTTGGAGATACCCTTGTCCTCAGGATCAACGTGCTTTCGGATTGCGTCGGTAGGTTTGGCGTACCCCAACGCCACGGCAACGTCCTTGCCGACGAGCCACGGTGTGCCATCGATCTCGACGGTGCGTACCTGCCCGAACTCGGGATTAGTGAAGGTGGTTAAGTCGTTCATGTGGTTTTGTGCCTCCTTGTGGCTGGCTCCCTTCTGCGGTATACTTGGGCGGAAGGGAGTGTTAGAAATGCTGGACGTAAAAACGCTGAAGGTTCTGGAATTTCTGAGTGAGCATCCTGACAAGCGGTTTTCGATTGATGAGATGCGCAAGGAAGGGGTTCCAGCCGATTTCGATACATTGCAGTGGATGGAAAAACACGAAATGGTACTTAAAGGGGAAAGTGATGACCCGGAAGTACGAGAACTGGACAGAATGTTTGGGGATGTTACGTATTTTTACTCGATAGAAGCTGGTGGTCGAGTGGCATTGACTGACCATAAACACTCAGTCCGAACCGAAAGACGTGCAAATCTGGCAATCGTCATATCAGTGGTGAGCCTGCTCGTTTCCATTTTCATGATGTGGCAAGGATAATAAGGCTGATTACTAATGCGATGCCAGCTATGGAAATGGCAGCCAGAAACTTCTTCTTGAGTTCGCCTTCGGTCAAATCCATTAAATGAAGGATATTGCCGATCTCTGAACCCATGTAGCGTTGCAGTTCAACTCCGTCACGTTTGAGCATAAACTCATTGTCCGGTGCCTTGTCGGAAACAGGGGCAGGGTCTCTTGCAAATTGGCAAAAGATCTGGTGGTGGTGCTGCTGCTCCTGAGACTGCCGCTCCTGTACCGCCAGTACAAGAACGGCAATTTCTTTGGGTGTGCCAGTGATTTCAATTTTCATCTTCTTCACCTCCTTTGAAAAACTGAGTGTAATTAAATTCCACTTTGATGTTCTTCATGAATCAGTCCTCCTTTTTTGAGGGTGCCAGCTCGTCCAGCAGGCTGTTCATCAGGGCGACGTAGAACGGGTAGCCTTTGGCCACGATGGTCAGGTCATCAATGGCGCGGTTCAGGTTGCCCTGTGCTGTATGCACCACCGTTTCCATGGTGCGGACGGTGTTGCAGTCCTTGCTGTAGGCGGCTTTTGCGGTTAGGTATACGGCCTTGTTCTCTTCGCGGGCCTTGCGGCACTCGTCCAGAAAGGCCGTATTCTTGTCCAGTGCCTTGCGTGCGCCGATCACACGGTCGATGGCGTTCTGGATGTTGGCATCCTGCACGGCGCGCTGATTCTTGTGCTGGGCGGTCAGCTGCTTCTCCATAGCGTTGAAGGCTTCGATGTACTTCAGCTTCCACTGTACGGCTTCCTTGCCGGTAAAGCCCATCGCCAGCAGGCTGAACCCGTCCCGGTTCATCAGGTACTCCGGGAACTTCTGACCGCGATACTCGAACGTGGTCTCGTGGAAAAATTTAGTAGCCGAATTTTCGGCCACTAAAATCTGCCGAATGGCTGAGAGAACGTGCTTGTGCTCCTTGCCGAAGCGCTTGGCAATCTCCCGGCTGGATGCCACAGGTTCGCCGTTCTGGGTGGATAAGATGATGTCGGTCATGTGAATCTGTACCTCCTTGTGTCAGATGCTGCGCTGGAGCAGATAATCAATGGAGCAGTCAAACATTTCTGCCATTTTTTCCAGCTTGGACTGCGGAATGTTGCCGTGGACCATCCAGTTGTAAACGGTCTTGCGGGTGACTCCCAGCGCCTTTGCAAACTCCTCAATGGTAAGTTTGCGGCGGCTTCGTTCTGCGTTGATATTCGGATAGAGCAATTCAAAGAACTCCTTTCGTGTAACTTGTTACTCGGTTTGAGTAACTATAATTATGATATACCCAAAATGAGTAAATATAAAGTAAAATAATACCCAAATTGAACAGTGGCTTTTTGTGGACACTGCCCAATTCGGGTATTGTTGTTGACTATTTACTCAAAACGTGTAATATAATATACATAGGGAAGAAGGAGGTAACGATTATGAACCGAATCCCTGAACTCCGAAAAGAACGCGGCATCAGCATGAAGCAGGCAGCGGAACAGCTCGGGATGCCTTATACGACGTATGTCAACTACGAGAAAGGTGTCCGGCAACCGAATTCCGAAACACTGATCGACCTTGCCAATTTTTACAATACATCCATTGACTACATGCTTGGAAAAAGTAACAATCGCATTGATGAGCATACTTTGGATGTGGTGAACGAGATTGATCAGGACATTCTGGAGAAAGCCGGAAACATCAAAGAAGCATTACGACTGCAGGCCAAAAGGGATGCTGAGACGGTTCCTCCCGGTTTCCAGCCCATGCCAGCCATGGACGTGGTACCGATGGTGGGCCGGATCGCCTGCGGTACGCCAATCACGGCAGAAGAGAACATCGAGCAAATGGTGTGCGTCCCCTCCAAGTGGCGCTCTACGTTTACGTTGACCTGCAAGGGGGACAGCATGGAGCCCCGCATCCACGACGGCGATCTGGTGGCCATCCGCAAACAGCCAGAGGTGGAAAATGGCGAGATCGCAGCGGTGCGGATCAATGGTGAGGCCACCCTGAAGCACGTCTACCTCCACGACAGCTTCATTGAGCTGCGGCCGGAGAATCCGGCTTTCAACAGCATCATTCTCAGCCGGGAGGACATGAACACGGTTGTAATCGAAGGCAAGGCCGTGGGGCTCTGCCGGGATATATAAAAAAACAGGAGGAAATTATCATGGGTTTCATGGACACAATTCAGAAAGAATCTTCTTACTCTACCGCATCTGGTAATTCGTACCAGTATGTGGTCCTTCAAGTCACCCTGAAGGAAAAGTTCATCGGTACCGGCTCTGGAAATCTGACGGAGCTGGAGAATGTCATTAACCAGCAGGCCGCCAAAGGCTATCGGCTCCATACGATCACTACCGCAAACGGCGGCAGTAAGGGTCTGATGGGTGGCGACCGAATTCAGGCCACAATGGTCTTCGAAAAGGTAGTATAAACAAAAACTCCCCCGGTGCTACTGAAATGCACCCCATTTGTTAGACAGTATGGTATACTGTTTAGGAAATGGGGTGTTTTTGTATGCCAAAGGGACAACGAAAGTACAACGGAACGCAGAAGGTAGAAATCATTAAACGAATCCACAGAGAAAACCTGAGCTTTAAGGGAGCGTCCAGAGAATATGGCATTTCGGACCGTACACTCAGGGACTGGGAGCGCATTTATTGGGAGGAAGGAGAAGAAGCACTTCTGTTAGAGCGTCGAGGACGAGCCTGTGCCGCCAGTGGAACGCAGAAAGGTCGGAAGCCAAAGCTGGATAAGCAAGTAGAAGAAGATCTGATTGCAGAAAATCAGCGACTTCGGATGGAAATCGACTACTTAAAAAAATTGAATGCCTTGGTGCTGGAAGAGGAACGCCAAAACAGAAAGCACAAGTAGTTCAGGAACTAAGGCAGAAATACCCTCTGAAAGCACTGCTGCAACTTGCCGGACTTCCTCGCAGCACATTCTACTACTACCTGCATCGGTCTCAAAATCCTGCGAAGTACCAGATGGTAAAAGAACAGATCATTACAATCTTCAATGAGAACAAGAAGCGATACGGATACCGCAGAATCACACAATAACTACACAACAACGATATTTGTGTGAATCACAAGACGGTTCAGAAACTCATGAAGCAGCTGGGCTTAGTCTGTCAGGTTCGCGCAAAAAGAAAGTACAACTCCTACAAGGGTGAAGTCGGAGAAGTTGCGCCAAACTTGCTGGAACGGCATTTCAAGACAAACCAGCCAAATCGGAAATGGGTCACAGATGTTACCGAGTTCAAAGTGAACGACCAGAAACTCTACCTGTCTCCAATTCTTGATTTGTTCAATGGCGAAGTTGTCAGCTACAATCTGAGCCGCCATCCGAACTTTAAGCAAATCACGGATATGCTGGAAGGTGCTTTTCAAAAGCTGCCGGACAAGGTTGACAATCTGATTCTGCATTCGGATCAGGGCTGGCAATACCAGATGAAGTCCTACCAGAATCTACTGAAAGCAAAAGGAATTACGCAAAGTATGTCTCGGAAAGCCACTTGTCTGGACAATGCTGTTGCCGAGAACTTCTTCGGACTGCTCAAGACGGAGCTGTTCTATCTGGAAAAATTTGATTCCATTGACCAGCTCGAAAAGGCTATTGTCGATTACATCGACTATTACAACAATCGCCGAATCAAATTAAAACTAAACGGTCTGAGCCCTGTTCAGTACAGGATTCAGACCGTTGGAGCTGCTTAA